ATGTTTGTATTAGAGAGTAAAGTAGAAATAGGCGACTTAATATTTAATCAAGTAGTCGATATAAAAATTAGGCGTTCAGTTGATTTATTGAGTGATACCGCCGTAATTAAGTTACCTACTAAATTTGTTTTAAAAGACACTAAACAAAAACTACAAAGCGACAAGGCTATAAAAGTTGGTAACCCCGTTACTATAACATTGGCGTATAAAGGAAAGTTTGAGAGGGTCGAATTTAGAGGCGTAGTTACATCAATAAAGCCAACAACGCCCGTAGAAATTCAATGCGAAGATAATGTTTGGTTTTTAAGACGTAAAACGATAAACAACTCATTTTATGATACTACGTTAAAAGATATACTTACTTATGTTGTTGATAAAAAATATGTAGAATTGTCAAATAAAATACCAAATATACCCGTCAAACAATACGTCATAAAGCGTAAAAATAGCGCACAAGCATTAATACAAATTCAACAAGATTTTGGATTAAATATTTATTTGGATGACGAGGGTAAATTATTTGCAGGATTGGTGCAAACTGAAAGCATAGGCGATAAAGTGGTTTATGACTTAAATTACAACATTGTTTCACAGAATTTAAAGTTTGTTAATGAAAATGATGTTAAAATTAAAATAGTTGCCAAAGCCTTTTTTAAAAACAATACGCATATAGAGGTCGTATTAGGCGATTTAGACGGCGAGGAGAGAACATGGCATACACATACCATTAACGATGAAGAAACTTTAAAAAAAGTTGCTCAAAGCAAGTTAAATCAATTAAAATATAGCGGTTATGACGGAGATATAAAGAGCTTCTTAATTCCTTTTGCAGATAGAGGCATGACGGCACAAATAATTGATGAAGTTTACCCCGAACGAGAGGGCTTATATTTTATTCCTTCGGTTAACATCCACTTTGGAACTCGTGGCGCACGTCGTATAATAACTTTAGGTAGTAAATTGAGTAAATAAGTTATGGCAGGCAAGGAACGATTACAGGAACGAAACAAAGAAGTGCGTAAACACGTCGCGTTTCTATTTAAAAAATATCCGCATTGGAATTATGAGTATATACTCGAAAAGACTGCCGAAAAGTTTTTTTGTCTAAACGGACTATTGAGGCTATTGTAAAAGGCGAGGGTACATACAAATATTAAGGTTTTTATCTGTTTATTATTTATATTTGAATTGCGATTGCAGAGTAATCTAAAATCGCCTCCTTAACCTCTCTAATTAAGTTTAGGGAGGTTATTGTATTTTAAGGCATTAAAAAAGCCCCAAACGGGGCTAATTTAACGATTTATGTACGCTTAATGTTATGACTTTGCACTAACGATAGCTGCGATAGCTTTTTCACGAATAGGCAACGCAATAAATCGTTTATCAAAACCGATAATGGTGGCTCTCTCTTTTGGGTCTTTATCGGTTCTGTACATATCTACTTTTCCGTCGGCTTTCATTACTTCATCCGCATAAAAAGCAAAAGACGAAAATAAATCGGTTGTTGTTTCGTCTCCAAAAGGCACTTTTTCTAAAGTCTCGCTATATTTTGGATTACGAGTAAATTCTAAAATATTAAACCCTGCAAAACGCTTCGGCATTCCGTTTTTAAAGTCCGTAATGTCTTTAAAGGTTTTAAGGTCATGTAATATTAAATCTTCGGTGTGTCGAGGGTCTAATACTAAATAACGTTTGTCGGTTGGAACGTCCAAAAGGTCAAAACGGCGTTTTAATTTTAAAATGTCCTCTACTCTTAACCTTTTTCGGTCGTCGTCAGCTTCCCCAGTCGTTGGAATTACGGGCGTGTTTTCGGTGTCCTCATTTGGAGCAAAAGCATGAGCCGCTTTTTCGTGTGTCTTTACTCGTAAGGCGTTTCTATGCCCGTAAATAACACTATCCAATTTATCGTATGCCAATTCTATGGCATCGGGAGTACGTACCAAAGTATTTTTTGTTTCAAATAAATCTAAAGTAAATTCTAACGGTTTGTCCTCACGTTTTGCAACTGCTATCGGGTACGTTGTATTATTTACTAAAATTTCGGGGTCTAATCCGGCTTCCGCCATGTGGATTTTATCATTTTCAACATACGCACTAAAATCGGTTACGAATTGTAAAAATGAGGTTTCCGGGTAAAACTTTTCTTGTATTTGTCTTATCCAAATTTCTTTTTGAAGATTTGCCATTTTTCTAAATGTTTAAAATATTAATGTTTAATTATTGTTATTATTCTACGTCGCCAAATTCCTGTTTAATAAGGGCTTTATATAGCTTTCTATCGGCTTTAAGTTCTTGCGGTGCATACTTTCGGTAGTCATCTAAAGTCCACTCGTTTTTAGGCTTGTCAATACCTGTTTTTGTGTCTTTGTTTAGGTTGCGTTTGCTTCCTGTTTTCGGTATTTTCGTGATGAAGTCCGCTAACATTTTGTTACGGCTATAATCTTCGCTATCACTACCGACCAACTCCTCAACAATATTTTTAGTGTTGTCAAAGTCCGATTTAAAAAGGTTGTGGTAATTCTCCTTTTGCTTTAGGTTAATTACGCCTTTTGAAATACCTAAATTAATTAGCTTTTCGGCGGTTTCCTTTTCGGCTTGTTCTATTTTACTCTCGGCATCGGTGGCACGTTTTAAAACGTCCGAGACCGCTTTAATTACGTCGCTGTCCTTACTATCTTCGGGAAGCTCTAAAATTTTGATTAATTCACTTAATAAATCCATGTCGTTTAATCGTTTAAGTTTTAATGTTACTATTTGGTTTTTATCGTCATAAAGACGTAAGGCGTTTTTATTGGAGCCTATATCCACTATTGAAATTTCCCGAAGTTCAGATTTTAAAACCTCGTTCTTTTCTTTCTCTAAAATGGTAATACCGATACTTGCCGCTTTAATAAAACCTCGTTCGACCTTTCCCGCTATTTTTTTGGCTTCGGGGTCGGCTTCATCAAAAACGGCATCGGCGTAAAGTTTGTCCTTTTCGGTACGCAAGTTTTCCCAACGCCCGATTACTTGTGTGCTACGATCGTGCATAAATAACATTACCGGGTTGCGCTCAAATTGCGTGGTATCAATACCAGCGGTTAAGACTTTAAACCCGTAACTATTTACGCTCTCATCGGAGACTAAAAAGGTGTATTTGTTTTTCTTTTTTGCCATATCGTAATTACATTTTTAAGCCGTCGGCAGTTGGAGCGATTTTTGTGTTACTCGGGTCGTAGCTATTAGGGTATGGGTTAGGCTCGTTTAACCGTTTTAAATCCATACCAAGCCACATAATAGCCTCTTGTAATTTGGTAATGGCGAGGCTTCGCTCCCTTGACTTTGGTAGTGCTTTTAGTTCTTGTAATTGAGCATCTAAACCAACCCTCAATTTTTTGTTTGCTTTTACGTCGTTTTCAAATTCTTGCATTCTATTTAATTTATAATTGTTAATACTTGCTTAATGGTGTATAGGCTTTACCTGTTTACTACATACTCGTAGTGCTTAATCTTAAACCCACTTTTTCCGTTTTCTTTGTTTGTAAATACGGTATCTTGGCTTATGCAACCGTTAGGGGCTAATATGTTTAACTCTCTTTTAGACAGTTGGGTCTCGGACTTGATAACTGAAATGTCATCGGATATTTTTATAATGTTCATAACTTCTAATTGTGAATAGAGATTACTATGTTCTTTATATGGGTTTTGTATGATGTCTAACATGATGTATCTTTTTAATTATTGGTGTTTTAAAGTGTAATTAAATGGCGTTTACTTGGCCTTTAAAGTGGGTAACACTTCGTACCAAATACTAATACGATTGTTTAGTTCGGGTATTCCTTTAGTGTTTTTCTGGAGTTTGTATCTAAAGTGATTTGCACCCGATAAAATGATACTTCCGACATCGGTATAATCGCTTATATTTTGTATATAGGTTAATGCGATATTGCTTAACTCGTCTATATTGTTTATAAGGATTAAAGGGGCTTGTTTATGGTGGTTAAGTTCCATAACTACTTTTGCCATTAATTCAAAAACCGTCTTTTTGCTATTATACTTTAGTTGCATAGCCGTTAAAAGGGTTTTAAAGAATTGTTTTGGCGACATTCCTTTTGAGCAATGCACCAAATAGGTGTTTTTATTGATATTGGTATATGCTCTTAATGCTTCGTTTCTTTGGTTGGCATTACACCCAGTCAATCCAATAAGCTGTTTAACCTTACGGGATTTCTTGCAAATTTTAGCAATGTCCTTTTTTGTAATTGCTAAAAGCGGTTGCGTTTGGGTGTGCTGTTTTGCTAATAATGCCTCTTGCGATTGCTTTTGTGTGTTGTTTTGCATAATTTTGAATGATTTTTTTAAATAGTGATTACTTTGTAATTGCTTTTTAGTAAAGCCCTTTGCCGAGGGCTTTATTTTTAATCTTCGATTTTACTTGCTTCAATATTTAATAACTCTTTGGCTCGTTGTCTAATGCGTTTTGCCAATGGCGAATTATTGAAATACTTTACGGCAGTTAAAACCGTTTGCGTGGTTGTTTCTAATTCTAAAGCGATTTGCTTTTTGTGGCTCGAATGGATTAAAATTTCTTGTCTATTCATGCTAATAGTTTTTGTGTTATTGCTACTCTTAAATCGTGGTTTTGTATTTGCACTATATCACTCATTAAATCGAGTGTTTTCTCTTCGGTAAGTCCGTTATTTATGATTTGGTTCTCTTGTGGCTCTAAGTCTTTTAAGTAAGCTCTATAAAGTTTTATTTCTGCTTTCTGTAAATCGGGATAAAGCATTTCTACACTTTCCTTAGTTACTTTTGGTAAGCTGTGATAATCTACATATTGCAATTCATCAATGTATGCCTCACGAAGTTTTGGATTAAGATTTCTTTTGATTACAGCGTTTAAGTATGATTTTGATATTATTTTGTTAGCAATTAACCAATCATAACCTATACAAACTTTGCTTTCAATGATTACAAGTTTTGGTAAATAAGATGAGTATATTTTTTGCAAAAATGGTAACGTCTCGTCTAACCATAATTTAAAGCGTACAGCATTTTCGCTTTTACTTTCTTTCAAAATTTCATATAGTAATGCCTCGCTTATTGTTTCATATTCATATACCAACCCTTTGTGTAGTATATTTTCTTCTGTTGAATTATATATTTGAATATTATCAACTCTAAGTATTCTAATTATATC